TCAGCGGTTTCAGTAGGTTTCTTGGCCATTTGGTTCCCGAGGGTGTAAGCGGGCGGAGACTACCCCCGCCGCTTCACGTTGGCAAGACGCAAAACGAGGACGCCGCATGGACGTTTCAGATCGCGTGCTGGATGCGTACTACACGGAGATCCGCGAAGTTCAGCTGTTTCCCGCGGACGTAGAGCGCGCCCTGTTCGTCGAGTATCGCACGTGCAAGTCTTGCGGCTTCACGTACAAGCCGGACGGGCGCGCTCTCGCGAAGTGCCCGACCTGCTCCGCGGCTCGAAACTTCGCCGCTCGAAACAAACTGATCGGCGGCGCGCTTCGGTTCGTTCTCAAAGTCGCCAAGGACTATGCGCGGCGCGCGCGTGGCTCGAAGTTCGAAGCGGATACGCTCAAAGCACTCGTATCCGCCGGGAACCTCGGCTTGCTCGTGGCGGTGGACCGCTTTGAGCCAGAGCGTAAGACGCGTTTTTTGACGTACGCGGCTTGGTGGATTCGCGAGAAGATTCTCGAAGAGCTGGACAACGGCGGCGTCATCCGCGTCCCCGCGCACCTGCAGAAAACGCTTCGCGCGAAACGCAAGGCGACGGACTCGACGGAACTCGACGCCGCCCACGTCACGCTCGAGACGGTGGGCGCCGTAGACCAGTCGCACGGCGAAGACGTGCTCGAACAGACGCTCATCAACGACTATGGCATCGACGCGCTGCACGGCGCGCTCACCGCGCTCAAGTTCCGAGAGCGCGACAAGTACGTGGTGCTCGCCTACTTCGGCAAGCGAGAGGACGCGAAGAACCTCCGGCAAATCAGCCGGAGGCTCGACATCTCGTCTGAGCGCGTACGGCAGATCAAACGGCAGGCGCTGGAGCAGCTGCGGGCGCACCTCTCCGCGCAGCAGGTCCAGCGCACCGACGACCTTTTTACGGTGTGAACTCGAACAGGCCGGAGGCGATCTCCAGCCCGCGCAGGATCCACTTGTACTCCGCCTTCTTGGAGTCGGCCTCCGCGCGCTCGAGCTTGTTGGCGTAGAACTTCAGCGCCTCCGTCATGTCCGTCTTCTTGAGCGGCTCGAGCTTCTTCGCGGCGTAGAGGTCGGCCAGCGTCGGCTCCGCGTCGGCCTCCTCGGCATCCTCCTCTTCGGCGCCGTTCTTCGCCTTGGCGCGCGTCTTCTTCTTCGCGGCCTTCTCCGCCTTCTCCGCCTTCTCCTTCTCTTTCTGGAGGTAGGCGTCCACCTTGTCGCTCAGCGCGGCGCTGGTCAGCCCCGGCGCCAGCTTGAGGAACTCCATCATCGCGTCCTCGTCCTTGACGCGCCCCAGCTGCCGCGCATGGGCGAGCTCGAGCGATCCGCTGCGGAGCGCGGCCTGCGCCTTCTTGGGCAGCCGCAGGAGGGCCAGGTGCTGCGAGATGAAGCCGTCCGACACGCCGAGCGCCTTGGCCGCGTGCCGCTGCTCCATCGTCTCGCTGGCGATCATGTCCGCGATGGCCTGCGCCTTGTCGAGGGGGTTCATGTCCTCCCGCTGCAGGTTCTCGATGAGGGCCACGCGACGGCTCCGGTCGTCGTCGGCCTCGATGAAGCGCACGGGGAGGAACTTCATCCCCAGCGCTTTCGCCGCGTGGTAGCGCCGGTGTCCCGCGATCACCTTGGCGAACCCATCCGCCTGCATCACCGCCAGGAGGGGCTCGAGGATGCCCTCCCGCTCGATGCTCGCGACGAGGTCGGTGACGCTCGGGAGCGTGCTGCGCACGTTCTTCCCCACCACGAGCTTGTCGAAGGGGAAGCGCAGGCCCTCTTCCACCACGCGCTCGATGAACTTCACGCCCGCCGGCTTCGGGGTCGCTTCAGTGGTCGCTTCAGGGGTCGCTTCGGTCTGTTCGGTCATGGGTCTTCCACGAGAAGGCGCGCCAGAGTCAGCACGCGGATGTAGAGGTTCTGGACTTCGGCAGGAGGGAGATCAGCGGCCTGCTCGAGCCGCTCGAGCACGGCGCGGAGGTCGGCTTTGATACGGCGTTCGGTCGTCTCGCCTGAGGCAGCCGAGGGGGCGGCAGCCGCGGCCAGCGAGACCGCGGACAAGGCGCGCGAGGCGGCGGCGCCGAGAGGGAGCGTGCTCAAAAAACCGAGCCCCGCCGAAACAACCGGCAGGGCCCCTTGAATCCGCTTCGCTGTGAAGAAACGCCCCTTACGGGGTTTACTCATCACGCAACTCCTTCAGAAAGTTGTTCCGGTCGATTTTCGAGAGCGCGAGCTGTTCCGGGGGGTGGCCCTCGAGCAGCTCGCCGAGCGCGAAGAAGAACTCGAGCGCGATGGGCTCGATTTCATCTGTCTGGTTGTGCCCCGTGAGCCACAGGGCGCGAATCGCTTTCAGCTTGGCCGCAGGGCCGCGAGGTTCCTCACTCACGGGCGAGGACCCTCGAACGGCTTGGTCCCGCAGGTGGGACAGACGAGGACGTTGGTCTCTTCGACCGCTTTCAGAGGGGCGTTGCAGGTTGGACACGTCGTCGGGCGCTCCTGCGCCGTCTTCGTATCCGCATCAGACTCGTCGACCCCGTACTTTTCCATGACGTCCTCGCTGTCCCGCGGGTTACTTCACTTCTTCGGTGAGCTGGATGGCCTCCGTCGTCGGAGCCGGCGTCTTCTCCTCCGGGACCTCGACGGCGTCCACCTTCTTCGACGCCCGCTGCTTGCGCGGCTTCAGCTCATCCGTTTCCGCGACGAGCTCTCCGACACGCTTGGTGCACGAGCGCTTGTCGTCGGCGTCCTCCTGGTCGCACAGCGTCATGTGCGCCACCTCGACGCCGCCGTTCCGGATGACCACCAGCGCCGGCAGCTCCTCCGCGGGGAGCTTCGCGAAGAACGCCGCGATTTCCTCCAGGCGCCCGTGACGCGCCTTCTCGAGCGCTTCGAACGCCTGCGCCTCCGCGACGCTGTCCACGGCCTTCGTGCGCGTCTTCTTGCAGCGGGAGCAGACCACTTCCATCTTCAGACCCATGGCACTTCCTTGTTCAGAGGTTACCGCTTCTTACCACGACACTTGTCCCACCAGCTGCAGTGCTTGGGGTTGCAGCACCAGTTGTCCACCGCGCACTTCGGGAAGACGCCCTTCTTGATGAGTGCGGTGGTCTCGTTGAGGTCTTCCGTCAGCACCTCGATGTCGCCCGGGGTGCGTTCGCTTTCCTTCTGGATGTACTTCACCTTCTTGGTGGTGATCAGCTGGTCGATGCGAACGTGCGGCGTCCCCTTGACGCTCGCGTACAGCGTCATCTGGGGGTTCAGGCGCACCTGCGCTTCGCTCCACGTCTTCGCGGTGGTCTTGAAGTCCACGATGACGCGCTTCTTGGGAGCGAGGAGCGCCATCTCCGTCGTCATGTTGGTGACGTCGACCGCCGGCTGCACGTCGACCAGGTCGATCCACCCGACCATCGGCACGTCGCCCACCTTCTTCGCGAAGCCCTCTTCGACGCCCGCGGGGTTGATCTTCGCGAAGCCCTCGTTGATGAAGATGCGGATCAGGTCCAGCGACTGCTGCCGGACGCTCGCCGCCGAGGTCACGGAGCCGTCCTCGTCGGGGCCCCAGTCGAGCACCGTCTCCTCTTCCTTGCTGAAGCGGTCGTCGGTGACGGCCAGGCACTCGTCGAGTGTCACCGCCTCCCCGGCCATCTTGCGCCGGAGCGCGAACTCGATGCCGGCGTGCACGGACACGCCGCGAACCAGTGGCGCGTAGTTGGGCATCGGCGACTTCTCCACGTACTTGAACTCGTACGCGCGGCCGCAGATCTTGTACGCCGTGTACTGCGAGTAGCTGAAGACCTTCGAGGGGAGCCCGTGGTCGTAGAACCCCTCCTGGTTGACGGTCAGCTGCCGGAGCAGTCTTTCCGTACGCGTCTCTTTGATCTTCTCCTGGTCGAGTGCTTCCACTTACGACACCTCGTCTTCGAACGTCGGGGGGACCACGGACAGCGTGTTCTTGTCGGACCGCTTGAGCTCTTCGCTGAGGGCGAGCACGTCTTCCACCGTCGCAGGCAGCGCGGTGGCGGCGGCGGTCTGCGCGGGCGAGGGCGGCGGGGGCGGGGGCAGGGTCTCGCGCGCCGGCTCCGCGTTCATCGAGATGCCCAGCAGCTCGATTTCGAGCGAGGGCTCCGTTCGGATGACGACGTTCTCAGGCGAGAGCGTCGTATCGAAGTGCTTCCCCAGGATGGTGAGCACCTCGGCCTTCTCCAGGATGATTCTCACGTCAGCTCCTTTGCTTTGGCGACCGTTCGGCGCACTTGACGCGGGTACAGGCACCCGTCGTCGAAAAGTTCGACCTTCTCCTTAGCACAGACGTCGACGCGGGGACAGAGCGAACACAGCAGCTTCCCGGTCATGACGCGGCTCACATCCGCCTTCTCGGCGAGCACCTCCGCCTTGAACAGTTCGACGCTGTCCTCGGCGAAAAAACGCCACACCGCGACCTTCCGGACCTGCCCCGCCCGGTAGTTACGGTCCAGCGACTGGAGGTACGTTCCGAGCGACCAGTCCATCGAGTAGTAGAACGTGTGATTCGCGGACGTCAGGGTGATACCGATGCCCGTCGCGATTTGCGCCAGGTAGACGCGGCAGTCCGGCGACGTGTTGAACCGGTCGACGTACGTCTGCACCTTCCCGCCCGTCGACCCGTCGACGCGGACGTACACGATGCCCGCCTTCTGGAGGCGCTGCTCGATGTGGTTGAGCTCCGCGGTGTGCTGCGCCCAGATGATCGCCTTGTTCGTCGGCTCCTGGAGCGCTTCCTCGAGCTTCGCCATCAAGAGGTCGAGTTTCGGGTTGGTCCCGAGCAGCACTTCGCGCGTAGGCGCCGCGCCCTTCGTCACCGGGCAGCGCTGCGTGTACGGCTTGATGCCCTCCGTGACGCACTCGCCCACCCGCGCGCAGGTGTTGCACACGCCGGTGTCGACGGGCTCGAGGATGAAGCCGGAGCAGACCTGCCCCAGCTTGTTGAGCAGCACCGCACTGTTGGCGACCTCGAGGGTGCCCGAGCCCTCCGCGAACATCGCCGCGAGGTCAGCGACCCCTTCCTTCACCAGCGTGTTGTAGAGCTCCTTCTGCGGCCCCTCGAGCGGGAAGGTCAGGTCGAAAAATTGCCGCTCCGGCAGCGTGAGGCACTCCTCGCGCGTCTTGCGCGTTGCGACGCGATCGACGCGATCGTTCAGGAGGTCCAGGTTCTTATACCCCAAAACCTGGTGATTATTGAACGGGTTCTTCAGCAGGAACATCGCCTCGTACTGTATCAGGTCCTCGGGCACGAGCGCGGACGACAGCATCTTCAGCTGCGGATACAGGTGCCGAGGGTCTCCGAGGGTCACCGTTCCCGACGAGATGATGCGGCGCACGGCTTTGCGCGACAGCCCCACGACGGCCTTCGTCTGTTCCGACGAGGCTTCCATCAGCGCGTGGCTCTCGTCTGCCACGAGCGTGTGGAAGTCGACGTCGCAGAGGTACTGCGCCGTTTTACGGCGCAAATCCTCCGCGAGGAGGCGGAGCTCCGTAGCGGGCATCCCGCTCTCCCACTTCTTCACGAGCTCGATCTGTTCCGCGTGCCGGGCCACGTTACGGCAGATACGCACGAGGGTCTCGAAGGCGTTCACGGACATCTTGCGCGGGCCGCCCGCCTTGGAGTCCTGGAGGTACGCCAGCGTCTTTTCGTGGAGCACCGGAAAGGCGAGGTTCCGCGCGGTCCCGTAGCTGGTGACCAGGACGTCGTAGTCCCGGTAGTTCTCGATGATGTCGCGCTTCGCCTCGAGGTCTCCTGCGATGACCCCGACGCGCGGGCCGCTCCCCGCGTGAATCTGGAACTCCTTCTTCCAGTTGAAGAGCGTCACCTTCGGCGACGTGATGAGCATCCGGTTCTGAGGCTCGGCGCGGAACAGGTCCACGATGACCTTCGACTTGCCGGTGCCCATGGCCCACAGCAACGCGGCACGCGGACGGTGCAGCAGGTAGCTCAGCCCTTCGCGCTGGTGGTCGAACGGCTCGGTGTGGAACGTGAAGCCCTCCGGCAGCGCGTGCGCTTCGCGCGCGGCCTCGTTCGCCAGGCTCGCGGCGTGCTGTGCCAGCGCCGCCGGCGTCCACGGAATCTCCTTGAAGGCCAGCTTCAGGTCGTGGAATACTCGGCGCTCGAACGGCGCGTACGCGGGGAACCACCACTCGAACGTGTCCCGGTCGTAGACGGCACCGTGGATGTCCCGCGCGGCGGCCTGCGTGGTTTTCAGCGTGTAGCAGGGCGTGCCGCCGATTTGACGAAAGTCTACCTGCATGGGTGCACCTAGACTGAAAGAGCTCGAAACGCTAAGGGAGTACCATGGCAACTGACGGATTTGGAGACATTTCGCTCAACGACTCGCTGTCCTCGTTCGATCGAGCGGCGTCGCACCCGAACCCGGCCTTCGACTTCCTCACGGGCTTCGTTCCGCGCAAGCTCAAGGACCTCTTCAAGTGGTGTGAGTATCTCTCGATCAACTCCGCGCACATCTACGCGGCGTTCCGAAAGTTCGGTGAGCTCGTCATCACGGACATCGAGATCGGCACCAGCAACGACGCGCTGAAGAGAAACTACCAGCGCCTCTTCGAGCGGACGCTCAAGCTCAAGCAGTCCCTCCTGCTCGCGTCGCTCGACAAGCACGTGTACGGCAACCACTTCACCTCGGTGTACCAGCCGTTCATCCGCAACCTGCGCTGCGGTCACACGAGCTGCAACAAGCTCACGAACATCGCGAACGTGGCGTATCAGTTCGAGCTCAAGCGGCTCCAGTTCAAGTACACCTGCCCGCAGTGCCGCCGCGCAACCATCGGCACGGTGGTCGACCAGAAGATCCTCACGGCGTCCAAGCTGCACATCATCCGCTGGGACCCCAAGCTGATGGACATCGAGTACAACCCCATCACCGGGCAGAGCCTCTACTACTACAACGTCCCGCAGGACATCCAGGAGAAGGTCGAGAAGGGGTCGAAGCACCTCATCAACGGCATGCCGATGGAGTTCCTCGAGAACATCCGCGACAAGACGGTGTTCCGCTTCGCCCCGGGGAAGATCTTCCACATCAAGACCTCCGCGCCGGCGGGCTTCTCCCAGCAGTGGGGCTTTCCCCCGCTCGCCGCGACGATGAAACAGTTCCTCTACACGATGGTGCTGCGCAAGGCGAACGAGGCCATCGCGCTCGAGCACGTCGTGCCCTTCCGCATCCTGCACCCCGCGCAGCACGGGCAGCAGGACTTCGCGCAGACCATCTCGATGGGCCGCTGGCAGTCGGAGCTGAAGAACAACATCCGCCGGTTCCGCCGTGACCCGCTGCACATGATGTTCGCCCCGCTCCCGCTCGGCGTGACGAACGTCGGCGGCGATGGCCGTGCGATGCTCACGCTCGGCGAGGTGCAGGAGGCCGAAAAGAACATCATGGCCGCGCTCGGCATCCCGGCGGAGTTCCTCTTCGGCGGGCTGACGAAGGCCGGCATGGAGGGCACGCTGCGGATGATCGAAACGCAGCTGCAGGGCCACACCGACGACATGAACACGCTGCTCCAGTGGTACGCCGACCAGTTCGCGTCGTTCCTGGGCTGGGACCGCGTCGACGTCAAGCTCACGCCGCTCAAGATGGTCGAGGACACCGAGACCAAGCAGCTCCTCCTCGGCCTGGCGACGGGCGCCAACGGGATGCCGCAGGTGGCGTCGCTCTCGACGCTCGCCAGCCGGCTCGGCATCGACCTCACCGAGGAACGCGAGAAGCGCAAGCAGGAGGCCCTCGACGAGCTGCGCTTCCAGCAGGAGCTCGAGCGCGACCGCGCGAAGCTGCAGAACACGCTCGCGCAGCAGGTGCAGGCGCAGATCTCCGGCGCCGCGGGCCTGCAGTACGACCCGCAGCAGGTCATGGCCAAGGCCGACGAGGCCGCCGCGCAGATGATGCAGATGGACTCCACGCAGCGTCGTTCGGAACTCCACCGGCTGCAGACGGAGGACTTCGTCATGTACGCCTGCGTGGTCAGCCGTCTCGAAGACCTGCGCAACCAGCAGCTGCAGCAGGCCGCGCAGCAGGTTCCCCCCGTTACGCAGTAAAACACGCCCATGCCCCCTCCTGTCCCCGCAACCGCCGGCCCCGATTTCATCAACGCCCTCAGCGCCGCCACCACCGGTCCGACTCGTGGCGGCGGCGACGGCAAGGACCTTCCCGACGGCTTCCCCGCCGCCGGCATGGAAGGCCACCGCGTCATCGACTCCTCCAAGGAGGAAGGCATCGACGGGATGAGCGTGTACGACTACACGCCGTTCCAGAAGGTCTTCGTCATCTTCCGGCAGTGGGGCACGTGCAACCGGTGCTCGAACGCCATCGCGAGCCAAAAAGTGGTGCTCCCCGATGACGAGGGCGACATCACCTGCCCGCACACGCAGCTCCGCGAGCTCGAAGAGGTCCGCCGCCAGGGCATGCAGGGCCAGCTCATCCTCGGCACCGAGCAGGAGACCGTCATGCGGGACGGCTCCATCGTCGTGTCGCTGAAGTGGTTCGTGCCAAAAATCAACCACCGCCGCCAGCGCGCCCTCGTCAAGGCGCTCGAGAAACGCGCCGCCAGCCAGTCGTCGGAGGATATGCCCTCCGACGACTGACCAGTTACCATCCGATGATGGTGACGTGGCGGATGTTCACGAGCCCTCACCCCCCTTCGCGACGAGGGCGGCGGCGGCCTTCAGCAGCGCGTCGATGCTCGGCAGGTTGAGCGGCGCCGTCAGCGCGGCGTGCTTCGAGGCTCCCTTCTTCCGGGGAGCGTCGAGCGTCTTCGGGGGGAGTGCCGCCGTCCGGCGCTTCTGCGTCGCGCCGCGGCGCACGCACGCCGGGCACCGGTTCCAGCCGGCGAACTTGCCGGTGGAGACGTAGGCCACCGCCGCGTTCTTCGCGGTGACCTTGAACAGCGTTCCGCAGCTACACCTGTCGGTGTAGAGAATGGTGGAACCCCGGAGGGCGCCCCCGTGCACGCGCTCGGCGATTTCCGCCAAGCGCGTCTCCCACCGCGGGAAGAGCACCTTCCGCGTCCCGCGGTACTCCGCGAGGCACGGGCACGCGACATGGGCCAACTCGGCCCACGACATCGTGCTCCACCCCGTCGGGTGCTGGTTCTTTTCTCCGCAGAACCAGCACCGCTCCGCGCTGAACTCGCGGAGGGTGTCGGCCATGCCGAGAACGTGCTCGGCGGTGGCCGTGATGTTCAGCGCATCGAGCGCTGCCACACCTGCCTCGGGGCGCCCCGCGAGGGCCGCCACGAACAGGGTCCGTTGCAGGCCCTGATTGAAGTCCTTCACGAACAACAACAGCGGCTCGCCGCGGCCGCTGCTGTCGGAGCTCCCTTCGACGTCGGGGAGGTTGAGGTCGTTGTCGTTGTCGGTGGTCATGTCGGTCCTACTCCTGGACCTCCTCGGGGAAGCCTGCAAATTGGGAGGTCATATACTGATACCAAGAACCGCTAGCGCGCTTGGCACTCCGCGTGCTCTATACTCGGCGCATGTCTGTCACCCCCATCCTCACCGACGCGGCGACCCGCCGAGACGCGGTCCGCGCGAAGGCGGTCGAAGGCCTGCAGGCGGCCTTTCCGCTCAAGCTTCGCGACCAGACGCTCGAGCTTCGCGACGTGCGCGTGCTGAAGCAGGACTTCGGTCCCGAGGAGCAGAAGCAGGCCATCATGCAGGGGACGTCGCTCCACGAGCCCGTGAAGGGCACCGTGGTGCTCAAGGACGCCGCGGGCAAGGAGCTCGAGACGGTCAAGAACTTCACGCTGCTCCACCTCCCGTACATGACGGGCCGACACACGTTCATCGTCGGGGGCAACGAGTACCAGGTCTCGAACCAGGTCCGCATGAAGCCCGGCGTGTACGCGCGCAAGCGGGCGAACGAAGAGCTCGAGGCCGCGTTCAACCTCGCCAAGGGCAGCAACTTCCGTCTCTCGCTCGACCCGGTGAAGGGGCACCCGCTGATGGAGTACGCCTCCACGACGATTCCGCTGTACCCCGTGCTGCGCCAGCTCGGGGTTCCGCACGCGGACATCGCGCACGCCTGGGGCGGCGAGGTCGCGGAGAACAACCGCACCGCGTTCGACAAGAAGCACGAGGCGGCCGTCGAGAAGCTGTACCGCAAGCTCCTCCCGCCGCTCAAGCAGGTCCACGACTCGCACGACGCGCGCCTCGAGGCCGTTCGCGCCGCCTACGCCGAGACGGTGATGGACCCCGACGTGAACAACGACACGCTGGGCCACCCGCACGAGAAGGTGACCCCGCTCGCGCTGCTCGACGCGTCGAAGAAGCTGCTGAAAATCTACAAGAGCGACGGCGACGTTGACGACCGCGACTCCCTCGCGTTCAAGACGTTCCACTCGGTGGACGACTTCGTGAAGGAGCGCATCCACCTCGACGCCCGCGCGCTCGCCAACAAGGTCAAGCTGCGGGCCACCAACAAGACCGCGCTCCGCGACATCTTGCCGCCCGCGCCGTTCTCCGCCGGGCTCCGCACGTTCCTCACGGGGTCGCAGCTTTCGGCCATCCCGACGCAGATCAACCCGATGGAGATGGTCGACCAGGCCGTCAAGGTCACCAGTCTCGGTGAGGGCGGCATCTCCTCGGACCGTGCGGTCCCCCTCGAGGCGCGCCAGCTGCACCACACGCACCTCGGCATCATGGACACGTCGCGCACGCCGGAGAGCTTCCACGCGGGCATCGACATCCGCGCCGCGATGGAGACGCACCGCGACAAGAGCGGGAACCTCTACGCCATCCTCCGCAACCGCAAGACGGGCAAGACGGAGCCCGTCCCGGTGCGCACCATCACGCGCTCGGTCGTGGCTTTCCCGAACCAGAGCAAGAACGGCAGCATCACCGTCATGAAGGATGGGCGCATCCAGAACGTCCCGGCGTCCCAGGCGGACTTCGAGCTCGTGACGCCCGGGCAGCTGTTCTCGCCCACGACCAACCTCGTGCCGTTCATCGAGTCGAGCCAGGGCAACCGCATCACGATGGGCTCGAAGATGCAGACGCAGGCGCTCCCGCTGCTGCACCGCGAGGTGCCCCTCGTGCAGGCCGGGGCGCAGATCGTCGCCAAGAACGGCGACATCACGCGCACGTCGTACGAGAGCCTGCTCGGGCGGCTCGCGGTCCCCGTCGCGCCGGTGGCCGGCAAGGTGGTGAAGGTCGACTCGCAGTACATCTACATCGACCCGACGGGGAAGCACGCCGCGTACGTCGAGACCAAGGTCGCCGGCGCCGTGAAGCGCCAGGTGACCCTCGACGGCATCACCTTCAAGGTCGAGCTCGAGAAGGGCGACGAGCGCTCGGGCACCAACCCGGAGACCGGCAAGACGTGGACGAAGACGATGTCGGTCTGCTACGGCCACATCCCGAAGACCCGCGGGGACGACGGCGAGACCGTCGACATCTACCTCGACGAAGAGGGTCCGCGGGATACGGTTTACGTCGTACACCAGCGCAAGAAGGACGGCGCGCACGACGAAGACAAGTGCATGGTCGGGTTCGCGTCGAAGGCCGCGGCGAAGGAGGCCTACGAGAAGCACGGCCCGCCCTGGGGCTTCGGTTCGCTGACCGAGTACACGTGGAGCGAGTTCCAGGACGACTACCTGGCCGAGCGGCGCAAGGAAGCGGCGGACAAGACCGAGAAGGGCCTCATCAAGGTGCCCTACGACACGCACTTCCCGTTCGCGTCGAAGACCTCGCTCCACCACACGCTGATGGTGAAGCCGGGCGACCACGTCAAGGCCGACCAGGTGCTGGGCGATTCGAACTTCACGCAGAAGGGCGACCTCGCGCTCGGGAAGAACATGTCGGTCGCGTATCTGGCGTACTACGGCATGAACTCCAACGACGCCGTCGTCATCTCGGAGAGCGCGGCGAAGAAGCTCACGTCGGAGCACGTGTACAAGGAGGTCCTCGACACCACGCCCGACATGACGCTGGGGCGTGAGGTTCACCGGCAGTACTATGGCAACCTCTACACCGCGGAGCAGTACGGGAAGCTCAGCCCGCTCGGCGTCGTGCGCAAGGGGCAGCGCGTGATGCCGCACGATCCGCTCATCGTCGGCGTCTCGAAGACGAAGATGTCGTCGTCCGACGTCCTGCTGAGCAACCTCAAGAAGTCGCTGGTCAAGCCGTATCGCGAGCTCGTTCGCCACTGGGAGCACGACTTCGAGGGCGAAGTGCTGGACGTGTTCGAGTCCGACCGTCGCGTCGTCGTCGTGGTTCGGACGTACGAGCCGATGCGTATCGGCGACAAGCTCTCTGGACGTTATGGCAACAAGGGCGTCGTCAGTCAGATCGTCCCGGATACGCGGATGGTGAAGAGCGAGAAGGGCGACCCCATCGACATCCTCTACACGTCGGCCGGCGTCATCTCGCGCATCAACCCCGCGCAGATCATCGAGACCGCCGTCGCCAAGGTCGCCGAGAAGACGGGCAAGCCCATTCAGGTCGAGAGCTTCTCGGGCCGCGACAACGTGGCGTGGGCGAAGCAGCTGCTCAAGGAGCACGGCGTCAAGGACAAGGAGATGGTCTTCGACCCGGTATCGGGGAAGCACATCCCGGACATCATGGTCGGCAAGCAGTACACGCTGCGCCTCTTCAAGACCACCGACTCGAACTTCTCCGCTCGCGACGCCGGGCTGGGATACGACGTAAACCAGCAGCCGTCGCGCGGCGGTGCCGAGGGCGCCAAGGGCATCGGCAACATGGAGTTCAACGCGCTGGTCGCGCACAACGCGCGCAACGTGCTGCGGGAGGCCGCGTCGCTGAAGAGCCAGAAGAACGACGAGTTCTGGCGCGCGCTCCAGCTCGGGCTACCGCTCCCCGCCCTGAAGACGCCGTTCGCGTTCAACAAGTTCACCAGCATGCTGCAGGCCTCCGGCGTGCGCGTGGACCAGCGCGGCTCGAAGATCTCCCTGCTGCCGCTCACCGACAACGACATCGCGAAGATGTCGGCGGGCGCCATTCAGAACGAGAAGCTGGTGCGCGCGCGCGACCTCGCGCCGGAGCGCGGCGGCTTCTTCGACCCCGCGCTCACCGGGGGCGGCGAGGGCACGCGCTGGACGCACATCGACCTGGCCGAGCCCGTGGTCAACCCGGTCTTCGTCGAGCCGGTCCGCCGGCTCCTCGGACTCACCACGAAGCAGTTCGACGAGCTCCACTTCAACAAGGGCGGCGCGCACTTCAAGAAGCAGCTCAACGACATCGACGTCGACGCCAAGCTGAAGGAGCTCCACGCCGCGCTGAAGAAGGCGCCTCCGTCGAAGGTCGACGACCTGCTCAAGCAGACGAAGTATCTCGACAGCCTGCGGCGCGCGAACCTCAAGGCCGGCGACGCCTACGTCCTGAGCAAGCTCCCCGTCATCCCGCCGGTGATGCGCCCCATCCTGCCGGGTAACGGCGGCCAGGAGCTCGTCGTCGGCGACAGCAACCTGCTGTACCAGAACGCGATGTTGCACAACAAGGTGCTCGCGTCGCAGGTCTCGACGAAGCTCCTTCCGCCGGACGAGCACGCGAAGCTCCGCGAGAACCTCCACACGGCGGTCGGCGCGGTCATCGGCACGAACGACACCGACAACCAGAAGCTGCTCAAGCGCAACGTGAAGGGCTTCCTCGAGCACCTCACCGGCAAGACGACGCCGAAGAGCTCCTTCTTCCACCAGAAGCTGCTCAGCCGAAAGCTCGACCTCTCGGGCCGCGGGACCGCCGCGCCCGACGGTTCGCTGGACGTCGACCAGGTGGGGCTCCCCGAGGACATGATGTGGGAGCTCTTCGGGAAGTTCGTCATCGCGCGCCTGGTGCGGCGCGGCTTCGGCGCCGTGCAGGCGAAGGAGATGCTCGAGAAGCGGCACCCCGCCGCGCGCGACGCGCTGCTCGCGGAGGCGAAGGAGCGGCCGGTCATCCTCAACCGCGCGCCGACGCTTCATCGCTACGGCCTGTTCGGCGCGTACGCCACGCCCATCACGGGGAAGACGATTCGCGTCAACGCTGCCATCGAGAAGGGCATGAACCTCGATTACGATGGCGATAAACAGCAAGCCCGCGTAATTTGTTATCTAAAAAACCTCGAAGCGTGTACCCTTGAGTGGCGCATCCCGCGCCAGCTGGAGGGTTCCATGGCCGCACGTCTTCGCGAAGTGGTGGGTGTCTCGACCGGAGGAGAGTTCTTCTCGTGTGACTTGGCGGAGTTCCCGCACGAGGGCCCGCCGGACACGCGCGGGCACATCGACTTCTACGCCGTCCCCGCCGGTGTGCAGGTCCTGGCGTATGCCGCGGGGACCAACTCGGTGCGTCTCTGCGACGTGACCTCGTGGTCGGTTCATCGCGACCGCGCGGTCGAAATCGTGACGCTCGCCTCGGGACGTCAGATCGTCACCGACGACGACCCGCGCGCGGTCTACGGCGTGCGGTCCGACCTGAAGCCGGTTCGCGCGCGGCCCGCCGAGGCGCACGGCATCTTCGTCCCGGTGGTGCGCGACTTGGCGAGCTTCGCCACGACGGTCACGGAGGTCTCTCTCGGGGACGCCGTCGGAGAACGGCTCAAGACGACCGCCGCGTGCACGGTTGGGCTGGGCCGGCTCCTGGGAACGCTCGCCGGCGACGGTTGGGCGACGTTCAGCCACGGCGAGGCGACCAGCAACGTGCGCCTCGCGGCCGCGGACCCCACCATCGCGGAAGGGTTCAAGCGCGACCTGCTCGAGGTCTTCCAAACGACGCCGCGCATTCACTCGGGCACCCGCGTCGGTGGCGACTTCGGTCCGGATGTGGTGAGCACGTACTACCAGGTCCACTCGCTGCAGTTCTCCCGCTGGGTCAGCGAGAACATTGGACACGGCGCGAAGAACAAGCACCTCCCGCCGTTCTTCCTCGGCGCACCTCGAGAGTTCAAGCGCGGTTTGCTCGCCGGCCTGCTCGACACCGACGGCTCCATCGCCCTCTCCGGGAAGGCGCGCGCGAAGCCGCAGTGGCTCGTGAACTTCTCGACGGTGTCGCTGCGCCTGGCGCGTGAAGTCGTGCTCCTGGCGATGGCGCTCGGCGTACGGGGTAAAATCACGTCGTCGAAGACGCCGCGCGATGGCGCCTGCTGGACGGTGTCGTTCTCGACGGTCGACCTCCACCAGCTCGGCGGTCTGCCCCTCAACTCCGCCGAGAAACGCCGCCGCTTCGACGCCTTCTTCGCGGAGCCCGCGCCTGCCACGAGCTCGAGCTACCTGCAGCACCAGAAGATTCCCACGCCCGCGGAGCTCATCGACGTGCTGCTCCCGCGGTATCCGCAAGGGAAGTTTCCGACGGAGTATGTCCAGCTGCGGAAGGGGAAGAAGCTCGGGTACCTCTCCCGCGCGCTGGCGGAGGCCGTGGTCGCCGCACACGCTCCGCTCATGGAAGAGCCGCGCTTCCACGCGTGGCTGTTCCTGGTGAACGACAAGACGGTGTCGTGGGACCCCGTCGAGTCGGTGGAGAAGACCGGCATCGTCGAGACCGGCTACGACCTCACCGTGCCGGGTCACGAGACCTTCATGGCGGTGGACGGGGTCATCCTGTCCAACACGCTGCAGGTCCACGCCCCGGTGCTCCCCAGCGCCGTCGAAGACGTGAAGCGGATGACGGTCTCGAAGCTGGTGTTCAGCGACGCCCGCCCCGACGACCTGGTGCACGGCCCGCGCATGGAGGCCGCGCTCGGCCTGTTCTACGCTACGGCTCCGAAGAGCGGCGGCAGCACGAAGAAGTTCAAGGACAAGGCCGCTGCCGTCGCGGCGTATCGCCGCGGCGACGTGAAGCTCACCGACGAAGTGGAGATTGGCTGATGCCCTACCGCACCCCGCTGAACCAGACCGCCGCGACGGGCCTCGAGCCCGCAACCCTCGAGGCCGCGCCGGCCCCCGCCGAGGCAGCTCCGGCCGAGGACGAGCTCGCCCCGCCTCCGCCCCCGACGGCGTCGGAGGGCGTTCACCCGCTCGCGGTCTCGCCGGAGGAGGGCCTCGCAGCCATCCCGCAGGAGCAGCTCCTCAAGGCGCTCCTCAAGCTCGCGTCGCTGAAGGCGGGCGCCGTGCTGATGTACCACACGTTCGCCGACGCGCTGCGCACGCCCGCGCGCGACGGGCTCGCGGCGCACTTCGAGGAGCACGCGGCGGAAGAACGCGCCGGGCTGTACGACTACAACATGAAGGTCATCGCCCTCGGGGGCTCCGTCAGCACGAAGGCGACCCGCGCCCCCGACGCGGCGGGCATCCAGGAAATCCTCACCGCGGTCATCCAGTTCGAGAAGCAGCAGCCCGAGGCGCAGCGGAAGCTCATCGCGGCGTCGGGCGAGTACGCAGGGCTCCGGCTGCTGCTCGAGGAGAACCTCCTCAAGGACCAGCGGCACCTCGATGACGCGCGGCGGATGCTCACGACGCTGCCGTAGGCTACACTGGTGGCACCATGAACCCCTACCTCTCTGAAATCCTGCAGAACCTCCTCCCCGTCGTCGGCACCCTCATCGGCGCGGTGCTGTCGGTCCTCGTCGCCTGGGTCCTCAAGAAGGTGAAGGAGAAGGCCGGCCTCGACATCGCGGCGTCGCAGCAGCAGCAGCTCCTCACCGCGCTCGACCACGGCATCGGCCTGGCGGAGCAGTGGGCGGCGAGCAAGCTCAAGACGGGCGCCCCGGTCCCGTCGGGAGCGGAGAAGCTCGACAAGGCCCTCGAGTTCGCGGCGGAGCTCGCCAAGAAGTCGGGTCTCGAGGCGAAGGCGCGCGAGGAGCTCACCAAGCTGCTCGAGGCCCGCCTCGGTCTCCGCGCCCTCGACCAGCCGAAGGCGGAGTAACCGTGCCCCGCGCGGCGTACCAGCAAGGCGCTCAGCTCGCACGGGAGCGATTCCTTGGCGGTGCGTCCGCGCACCCGCCCGGCGGAGCTTCGCGCTTCACGGAGCTGCTGGGCGCCGAGGCCCCGCACGCCGCCCCGAAGGAGCCGCGACCGAAGCGCCTCGAGCGCGAGGTCCTCTGGGGCGCGCCCGCTTCGCACGAGGCCGGCGGCGTCTCCAACCGCGACCCGTCGCTCGCGTACGGAGGGGTCTGATGGCGAAGCAGACGCTCGGCCAGTTCCTCGTCAACGACGCGCTCCCCGCGGCGCATCGCGGCGATGCGCGCCTCGACAAGAAGGAGCTCGGCCGGCGCCTGGTCGCCCTCGCGCGGGAGAACCCGTCGCAGTACGCCGCGGTCTCGGCCAAGCTGAAGAACCTCGGCGACGAGTTCTCGACCCTCGAGGGTATCTCGGTCGGCCTGGACGACGTCGCGCCCGCCTACACCGCGCGCAACAAAATCATGCATCCGGCGGTCGCTGCGATGAACGCGGCGAAGACCGACGCCGAGCGTGAGAAAATCATCCTCGAGACGCAGGACAAGCTCACCGAGCACACCAAGTCGCATCCGGGGACGCTCACCGCGATGGCGCTCTCGGGAGCTCGCGGCAACATCCCCCAGCTGCTGAAGACCGTGACGTCTCCCGTCGCGTCGCTCGACAGCCGGGGGCGCATCACCCCCTGGCTCATCAGCAAGTCGTACTCCGAGGGGCTGAGCCTCCCGGACTTCTGGGTCGCCGGCAACGAAGCGCGCCAGAACACGGTGACCTCGGTGACCTCGGTCGCTGAGCCCGGCGACATCGCCAAGATTTTCGCCAACAACATGTACCCGCACACGGTCACCGCGACCGACTGCGGGACCGCGAACGGCATCGCGATGGACGCGAGCGACCCGCACCTGCGGGGCCGCCTCCTGTCGAAGGACCAGCACGGGCTGAAGCGCGACACCATCATCTCCGCCCAGGTGCTCCGCGTCCTCAAGAGCGCCGGAGGCCCGGTGTTCGTGCGGTCGCCGCTCACCTGTGAGTCGGCGGGCGTCTGCGCGAAGTGCATGGGCGCCGACTCGCTCGACCAGCTGAACTCCGTGGGCGTGAACGTCGGGCTTCGCGCGGCGCAGGCGCTCGCTGAGCCGTTGACGCAGATGAGCCTGAGCGCGAAGCACGGCGTGCGCGTCCTCAAGGGCGCCTCGAAGACCGTCGACGGCGTGAAGGGCGTGCGGCAGCTCATCGAGGTCCCCGAGAGCTTCGCGCACAAGGCGACGCTCGCGGAGGAGACGGGTTCCGTCTCGAAAATCACCAAGGCACCGCACGGCGGTCACTACATCACCGTCAACGGCACGGACCACTACGCGGGACCGTCGCTCGAGCTCCTCGTGCGGGTCGGGCAGCACGTCGAGGCCGGTGATGCGCTCACCGACGGCATCCCGAAGCCGGACGAAGTCGTGCGGCACAAGGGGCTCGGCGCGGGACGGAAGTACTTCGCCGACCAGCTCTACCAGACCTACGACCGCTCCGGCGCGAACCTCGACAAGCGGCACTTCGAGCTGATGGCGCGCGCCGACCTCTCGCACGTGCGCGTCCTCGAGACGAGCGAGCACCACCCGGAGCTCACGCGCGGCGACATCGTGCACTACAACCAACTGCGCACGGTCCTCGGGAAGGACACGCAGACGCTCGCGCTGGACAAGGCGGTCAACCACGTTCTGGGGAAAGAGGCGCTCCACTTTACGGCGGGAACTGTGCTCACGCCGCAGGTTGTCGCCGCGCTCAAGTACGCGGGCATCCGCGAAGTCACGGTGGCGAAGAACCCTCCGCACACCGAGGCGCTGATGAAGCCGATGACACGCGCGCCGCAGCTCAACCCGGACTGGCTCGCCCGCATGGCGTTCCGGTTCCTCAAGGACACCGCGCTCAAGGGAGCGCAGTACGGCCAGACCTCTGACCTCCACTCGACGCACCCGGTGCCGGCCTACGCCGCCGGGGCTGAGTTCGGTCTCGGCGCGGACGGGAGATACTGATGCACGCCCAGGGTCGTCAGGCAGCTCTTCGTGCGTTCGGTCTCGAGAAGCTCGCAGGCGTGATGGATACCGCGCGAGCGCTGGGCTCCGGCTTCCGCAACATCATGGTCGGGGGGCCTGGAACCTTCGACGCGCTGAAGCACCAGGCGCGCACGGGGACGCTCACCAAGCCGGGAGGGATGTACCACGACGCGCTCGGCTGGCTCGCGCCGAAGATGGACTTCGGCCAGCGCGGTGAGCGGTTCACCTCGCGCGCGAAGAAGGGCGCGGGCTCGCTGGCGTCGTTCGCCCTGGGCCCCGGCATGATGGCGTACTCCGGATACCAGGCGCTCAAGGCTCCGCCGGAGCAGCGCGGCGAAGCGACCGGTCGGCTGTTGGGCGGGTTGGTTGGCGGAACCGTCGCGGGCCCGTTCGGCGCAATCGGCCAGGCCGTGGGCGGCTCCATCGGCGACGCCGCCGGGGCCGCCGCAGGGAAGATGTACGATGCCCGCCAGGCGCCGGCGGCATCTCCTTTTGACGCACCGGCGCCGCCGATGTCCTAGAATGCTTGTGTCTTCAACCCCGGCGGCCTAACTTCCCGCCAATCAGCAAGGAGAATCTACATGGGTCTGTTCAAGTACGCGGCAGCTCGGGGCATCGCTCACGAACTCGTTCGCAGTGGCATGTGCGCGTTTCCCACGAAGGAGGCGATGGACGCCGCGGCTGACGCCGTTGCCGACAGCACGCCGGCGATGCCGGAGATCGCTCCTCCTGAGGGGCACGATCCCGAGCAGGTGGCGCAGGTGGCCAACCAGCTCATCCAGATCGCCCACGAGCTGATGGCGCAGAGCGGCGCGCAGGGCGCGCAGGGCGCCGCCGAGGTCGCCAAGACCTCGTCGGAGAACGACTACGACACGCTCGCGCACTACACCGCGCTCGAGTGCATGGACAAGGTCGCCAGCGGCCTCATCCACGGCGGCGACAAGCAGAACACGCCGGGCGCGGCGGCGGAGACCAGCGAGATCGCGAAGCTCGACGCGGCGCAGCGCCCCCAGGGGAAGTACCACGACGGCCGCGCGCAGACCTCGCTCCACACCGAGGGCGGCGCCATCGGCGACCTGAGCAGCAACCCGGTGCAGCCGTCGAACAGCCCCTCGGGCACCAACTCGCTGCAGAAGGCGGCCTACGAGCGCATCATCGCGAAGTACGCGGGCGCGCTGGTGAGGGGCGGCGACAAGCAGAACACCCCCGCCGCCGCGGCGAAGACCAACGAGATCGCGAAGCTCGACGCGGCGCAGCGCCCGCAGGGGAAGTACCTCGTCGGCCAGGGCAACGCGAACATCGACGTGCCGCAGGACGCGCACATCGGGCGTGAGCACGCCGCGTCGGTCATGCCGTCGAACAGCCCCTCGGGCTCCAACTCGGTCATCGCGGCCAGCAAGAAGACCGCGGGCCTCTCGGAGGAGCAGGAGCTCTACGTCGAGCTCTTCCGCAAGACCGCGGCGGACGTCGGCCCCTTCCTCCCCGCGACGATGACGCAGGAGGAGAAGACCGCGGCGCTGCAGAGCATGATGCCGCTCGACACCGCGGGCCGCCAGGCCGCGCTCGACGCGCTGTACAAGACGGCGAGCGGGCTCCCCGAGGCGCTGAAGGAGCTCAAGGCGGAGAAGTCGGAGAAGGCGCCGAGCGACGAGAAGGACGAGAAGAAGAAGGACGACGCGCCCGACGAGAGCAAGAAGGAGTCGGCGCTGCTCACGCAGATCCGCAACATCGCCGCGCAGGCGACCCGCTGAAGCGCACCGCAGAGCAGTGACCTCGAGGCTCGGCAGAAATGCCGGGCCTCGAATCGTTTCTACCGCCTATACTGGGCACAACCTCAGGAGCGCACATGCCCTCTCAGTTTTCTCCGCGTCTGCAGGCTCTTTCGTCGCCGGCGCCCACCAATGACCAGGCCAAGACGCTCTTCGAGCAGGGCCTCTCGAGCATGGCGTACAACGTCCTGCTCTCGAAGCTGCCGAACGTCGCCCCCGACGTGGTCACGTTCAAGATTCTCGACAGCGACCCGGACACCGGCGACGGCGTCGGGGCGTTCGTCGTCGCCCGCCAGGGCACCACGTTCTACATCCCGGTCGTGATGGCGGAGAACCAGATCAAGCCGCTCGACCTCCTGTACCACAAGGAGATGAACGTCTTCCTCCCGCTGTCGAAGGAGTGGCTCGAGCAGCTCGAGAAGAAGTCCGTCGGCACGCTGGGCCAGGGCGTCACGCCGCCGAACACGCTGTCGACCGACGTCGACATCCGCAACACCGTCGTTCCGCCCACCACGGGGCGCTACAGCTACGCGGCGGAGCAGGACGCCGGCGCGCCGTTCCTCGCGCTCGAGCACACCAGTGAGTCGCAGAAGCTCGCGTTCCTCGAGTTCCTCAACGGCGCTCCGAACCGCGTGAAGACCGCGGTGGCGACGATGTTCGAGACCCACCCCAAGCTGCTGAAGCTGTCCGCGTCGTTTTACGGCGTATCGGCGCTGCGCGCCGCGCTGGCGCCGACCGCCGAGAAGGTCGCCGACTACGGCCACCGCCTCAGCCGCACCGGGGCGCTGTACGTCGCCGACAAGTCGACGGAGGCCGGCACGTTCAAGGACATCTTCGGCTCCGACGCAGGCATCGCCTACCAGGGCATGCTCCGACGCGGATACGCGACGAAGGACACCCGCAAGGACCTCAAGCGCGTGCTGAAGACCGAGGCGTTCGCGCGCTACCAGGAGCCCAAAGATGCGGGCGCGTACACCATCTGGACCGCGGAGGGGAAGGCGGTCACCGCGCTCATCATCGGGAACCCGACCGACCTCACCAATCCGGGCGCGAACCGCGTGCACGCGCGGAACATCCGCTTCCGCAACCAGGCGGAGGCCCCGGCCATCCCGTCGCAGGGCAACGGCGTCAACTACCGCATGCCCGGGTCCGACGGCACGGAGGGCAAGACGTTCGTCAACCGCTACGTCGGTGTGACCGAAGACGGGAAGCTCCTCGACGTCACCAAGCTCATCGGCACCCCGGTGGCGTTCGGCGAGCTCGAGGGCTCGAAGGCGTTCGCCAAGACCGTCGATGAGGCGTCCGCCGCGGGCCCTCGCGCGGGGCAGACGGGCTTCTTCGTGATGCGCAAGGGCAACTCGTTCGTCGGCACGCGGCCGGTGCGCGTCGAGTCCGTCACGAACGACTCGAACGGGATGCGACTCGTGAAGGTGTACGGTGGCGGCGGTCTCCGCACGCTGGCCATCCACGCCGACCACGCCAACGGGATGCTGCTCGTTCCGCCCGAGGGGCTGATTCACGTCCCCGGGAACTACGCGTGGATCCCGACCACCGGCGAGCTCCTGGAGCGCGACCTGATGACGAACCCGCGGGACGTTCTCCGGTTCGCGCAGCAGTCGCAGGTCAAGGTCGCGTCGGAGACCTTCATCGTGAAGAAGGGCTCGCACGGGTTCACGTTCGGCGCCGCGCCGCGCGAGGGCTTCGAGTTCGTCCCCGCACTCCGCAAGCTCGCGACCGAGGCGTACATCTCGGTCGAGGACGCGGAGGCCGCGCTGAAGGCCGCCGAGGAGACGGGGCGCTTCGAGTTCTCGGTGGAGAAAGACGCGGGTCTCTTCGGCCCGAGCCGCAAGCAGAAGCAGTTCTGGGACTCCGACGAGTACAAGCACGGCAACAAGAAGTACTACGACGCGCTGAACACGGAGTGGGCGAAGAACCTCAAGAAGCACGGACGCTCCCCCAAGGACGCGGTCGCCGGCATGACGGAGCAGGACCAGAAGGCGCTGAACGCCGCCTACGAGCACCCGACCGTCCGCAAGTGGTCGAAGTACGCCGCCGAAGACCCGCTGGCGAAGAAGCCCAAGGGCGATGCCCCGCCGGAGCAGGACCCCGCGCAGATGGCGATGGACCAGGTGCAGGCCGCGCAGATGCAGCAGCCTCAGGGCCCGTCGCCCGTCGACATGGCCGTCGCGGAGCAGATGCAGAGCCTGCAGATGCAGATGCAGGCGCTCACGCAGATGCAGCAGCTGATGCAGACCGTGCAGCAGCGCGCGAACATGATCGCCTCCGGCGGAGCCGCGGCCAACCCCGCCGCCGCCGCTGCGGCGATGGGCGGTCCGATGGACCCCTCGATGATGGGCGCTGGCGCGCCGGTCCCGGGCGTGGGCGGTCCTCCGCCTGACCCGATGGGCGCTGGCGCGCCGCAGGGCATGCCCCCGGGCCAGCCGGGGATGCCCCCGGGCCAGCCGGGAATGCCCCCGGGCCAGCCGGGAATGCCCCCGGGCCAGCCGGGAATGCCCCCGGGCCAGCCGGGAATGCCCCCGGGGCAGCCCGGCACGGACCCGCAGCAGCAGCCCGAACAGCCGCCGCAGGCGATGATGGCCGCCGATGACGGCGACGTGAACTCGCTCGCGCAGCAGGTCAATCCGCAGTTCATGGAGCAGGCGGGCGCCCTGGGCGATGCGGGGATGTTCGACGCGGCCGCGCTGTCGTCGATGGCGACGACGCCCGCGCTCCGCGACCTGGTGCAGGCGTACCTCCCGAACCTCGAGAAGGCGCTCGACAACGTCGGCCGCGTCCTGCTCACGCTCTGGATGGACGAGACGCACGTGAAGGAGGACATCGGCGCCGAGACGTTCGTCGGCCTCGAGGACAACCTCCGCAGCGTGTTCAAGGGCCTCGGCGAGCTCGTGCTGAAGGTCAACCAGAACGCGCTCGTCATGCGCGACCGGAACACGTCCGTCTTCAACGCCTGAGGAGCCCGATGCTCGCGCCCAACCACAGACTCCTCACCGTTCGCGCGCTGCTCGCCAACAAGAGCGCGCCGCCGGTGGACGCCGTGATGGCGGAGCTCTTCACGCTCCTCACCGGCGGCACGGCGGGCGTCGACGTGACGTACGCCTGGGAGCTCTTCGAGAACGACGAGCACCGGGGCGTGGTGGACGCGTTCCTCCTGGCGCGCGCTCCGTTCGACATCATCGAGAAGACGCTCGGCATCCCCGAGGCGGTGGTCAAGGTCTACGCCTACCTGTTCCTCGACCCGGCGGCGCTCCGCAACCGCCTCGAGGTCCTGTCGTTCGCTTCGGCGTACCCCGGGCCCGCCTCCGCGCGGGAGCTCATCCGGGCGGGGCTCACCATCGGGCTCGAGTACCTGCTCTGGCTGCACGGCGTCTCGACGGACCTCGAGCCCCGCACCGTCGTGCGCCGCACGATGGTCGACGCGTTCTACCGGGGCATGGCGCACAAGGGCAACTCGCTCACGACCGGCGTCGCCAAGGAGGCCCACAAGTGGTGGGCGCTCGCCGTGCAGAACGCGAAGCTCCTCGAGACGATGGACCCGCGCGCCACCCAGGCGGCGTACGACCAGCTGCGTATCGCACTGGAAGGCCGCGACGAGACCGTTTCCCCGACGGAGGCCCCCGTCCCCGTCGAAGCCATGCTGCACTGATACCGAGGAACCATGCCGAACTGGACTGAAGACGACTACGTCAAGCGAGCCGCGGAGATCGCCGACCACAGCTTCGTGTCGAAGAAGCCGCTCAACGACGTGTGCGTGAAGGCCGCGCAGGATGACGCGCTGAACCCCGAGGAGATCCGCACGCTCGTTCGCCTGTCGAACGTGGCGATGTTCCAGCGCATCTTCAAGCAGAAGGCGTCGACCGGCGCGCCCGACCGGCACGTCGACTTCGACGTCGGTGACCCGGAGGCGGTGATTCAGCGCCTCCACGCGGAGACCCCTCCCCAGAGCGCCAACATCATGAACGACAAGCTCGCAGGTGAAATCCCCGACATGATGGCCGCGAAGCGCCGCGGGTTCGAGCTCGACGAGACCGTCACCAAGGTCGCGTCGGACGACGCGCCCCGCCCGATGAAGCGCGACGTCGCCATCCCGATGCTCCGCAAGCTCGCCGAGGAGTTCGACACGCGGCGGCTCTCCGCGGGCTACCGCTGGGAAGCGAAGATGGGCGCCGTCCGCGACGCGTTCAACAAGGCGCCCGGCTACGGCCCGGACATCGGCGCGTTCGAGAAGGACGCGTTCGCCGAGCTGGGCGACGACGTGATGCCGGAGATGGGCGCGCTCCTGGCGTCGCTCGGACGTGCGTCGTCGATTCGCGAAGGCGCGCGAGAGAAGCTCTCCGAGTTCCACCTGGTCGAAGCGACGTTCACGAAACAGCTCGCGCTGCTGAAGGAAGCGTGCGACGCTCGAGCCGACTACGAGGCCTGCGTGGCCGGCGAGCAGTGGGCCCTCGACGGGCTGCGCACCCTGGAGGACTGAGCCCGTGACCGACGTCTCGCAGACCATCAAGGACCTGACCGCCACCGGAGAGCACGCCACCGCAGCGGACCTGGCGCGAGGGCGTGGGATGGTCGACGCGGCCACGGCCGTCGTGCGCGGCGTACCCGCGGTCGCTCATCACGCGGTGAACGCCGCGAACACGCTGCTCGCGCCGGCGACCGCCGTGGGCAAGCCGCTCCTTCACGGGGCGGGGACGGTCGGCCGCGCGATTGCGGGGTCTCCTGGCGTGACCAAGGCGCTCATCGGCGCGAGCATCCTGGGGCCTATACTCACGCAAGCGGCGACGTCGTCCAGTCGCCAAGAAACGCAGAAACTCCTCAACAGCAGTCAATTCCCGGAGCGGACAGTGCTCGCAAGCGTCGACCAGTTCTTCATCAAGGTGAGCGGGGCCGAAGACCGCGCCAAGGCCTTCGGCGGCATGGTGTTCGAGGGCCTCGGAAGCGGCACCGGCAAGGGGCTGTCGGACCTCCTGTTCAGCGGAGGTGCGAGCATCGCGAAGGCGCTGCACAACGGCACCGTCGCGGGTCCGCAGCGCGAGCGGACGTTCTACGAAGCCATCAAGACCGACAACGTCCTCCGCGACGCGCTCCGCAGCAACCCGGCGGTCCTCGCGCAGCTGAAGGAGGCGTTCGCCACGCTCTCGCGCTTCGCCCCCTCGCTCGCGGTCGACGTCAACGCGGTGCGGTCGTATCTCCGCGAGGCCATCGTCTCCGGGGGCGGCATCAACTTCGCCACCATCAAGCAGCTCGCCGACACCGAGAAGGTCATCCAGGACCGGAACCGGGGGACCAAGTGAAGCCCGAACTCTTCGAAGCCATGATGCGTTCCCTCGACCTCGAGAAGCTCGCCGAGGTCCCTGCGCCCGTCGCGACCGCGCTGCGCGACCACGGGTTCGACAAGGTCGCCGCGGAGCTGTTCAACGTGCCGGAGGTGACGCTCACCACTGCCCCGATGGTCATCGGCCAGAAGCTGGCGTCGCGGCTGGCGTCGCGGCGCCTCATCAACCAGGGCCTCATGCAGCTCGCGGAGCTCGAGAAGCAGGCCGCGTCGTTCGGCACGTGGGTGTTCGGCGATCCCGTCGGCGACCACTTCCGGCACAAGGACCGCGACCTGCGCGAAGCGCGGCAGTACGTCGAGGCGGGTGAGCCCGTTCCGAAGCACCTCGCCGCGAACAAGTACGTCGCGAAGCACCTCGCGAAGGACGCGCGCAAGGCCGAACGCAAGGCCGGAAAGTAAGCCCCGATGCGCAAGGTCATCGAGCTCGACGAACGCTTCCCCACGGGGGAGTTCACGGTGCAGCCCGCGGTTCTCGTGGGCCGCAACGGGCGACCCTTGCGCGAGGAGCTGAGCAAGACCGCCAGCGACGCGACCGACTTCATCAAGTCGGTGCAGCCGAAGCCGGGGCACACCATCATCCTGGTGCTCGCGCTCGGCTCGTACGAGCGCTACGGCCTCAACCGGAACGCCGACGGGTTCAACGAGAACGCGTTCCGCGTCGGGCAGCGTCCGCTCTGCGGACACGACGCCTGCTTCGACCCCGACGGCTGGGTCGGGCAGAAGGACGTCATCTCGCAGCACTTCAAGTCGTTCGAGACGCACGGGAAGTTCTACCGGCACCACCAGAACACGGACCCGGCGAAGGCCATCGGCGAGGTCATCAAGGCGTTCTGGAACCCGACGATGCACCGTGTCGAGCTGCTGACGGCCATCAAGAACGAGCTCGCGCCGGACCTGGTGGAGCGCATCGCCGATGGGTTTTATCCAGCGGTGTCGATGGGCTGCTCCCCGCGCGGCTACCCCGTCCTGCTGGCCGATGGCAGCTACGTCCCCGTGCAGAACGTCCGCGAAGGCGACGAAGTCATCACGCACAAGGGCCGCGTCGGGCGCGTCACCGAGACGATGGAACGCCGGCACGCCGGCAGCATCTTCACCCTGGCGGTGGAGGGCTTCCGCCAGGACCTTCAGCTCACGGGGGAGCACCCGCTCTGGCTCCTGCGGGCCGAAGACCTGAAGTGCCGCCCCTCGGCGAAGGGGCAGAAGCGCCGGCAGGCGAAGTGCACCCCCGGCGCGTTCGCGGTGAACGCGGGCTGCGGCGGTTGCACGACCGCGTTCGCGCCCGAGTTCGACTGGGTGCGCACGGACGCCGCGCGCGAGGGCGACTATCTCGCGATGCCGATTCCGCGGTTCGCGCCGACACGTTCGTTCACGCGAGAGGAGGCCCGCTTCCTCGGCTACTACCTCGCCGAAGGCTTCGTCTGGGAAAACAACAACGCCTCGCGCGGCAACAAGAACACGGTCGCGACGGTGTTCGCGACCAACATCAACGAAACGGCCACGCACGAGGAACTCCGGGACCTCGGGATGCGCCTCGGCGCGCGAAGCACGTTCGACGCCGACCAGGCGGACCGCAATGGCAAGCTCGTGCACGTCGTTTCGGACGAGCTCGCGGCCCTGTGCACGGAGCACTGCGGGGCGTACGCGAAGACCAAGCGGCTCTCGGCGTCCATCCTGGGAGCGCCTCCCGAAATCCTGAAGGAGTTCCTCGGGGCGTATCTGAACGGCGACGGGTTCGTGCACAACAACACGCTGTTCGCGTCGACCGCGTCTCCGGGGCTCGCGGACCAGCTTCAGATTGCGTTCGCCCGCTGCGGGATGATCGCCCGCGTGCAGACGCTCGAGCACGGGCCGTCCCCGGTCGTCTCGATTCCCACGACGGAGTACCAGCTCGCGGTCTCTCCGGAGACGGGGCACCTCCTCAAGACGGCCCGCTTCAGTGTCACCGCGCCGAAGACCTCGCTGCGTCGACGCTTCTTCTACGAGTTCGAAGGCGTGACGTACCTCGTCTCGAAGATCTCCGAAATCACGGAGACGGCGTACGACGACCAGGTTTTCAACTTCGAAGTCGACGGCGACAACAGCTACCTGCTCAACAACGTCGCGGTCCACAACTGCAAGATCAAGTACGACGTGTGCACCGTCTGCGGCCACCGCGCCCCGACGCGCAAGCAGTACTGCGAGCACATGAAGTTCTCGGCGCGCCAGGTCCACTCCTCCGGCACGCACATCGGCGTGCTGAACCCGTCGCCGCGCTGGTTCGACATCTCCGCCGTCATCAAGCCCGCCGACCAGACGGGCTTCACGCTGCAGAAGGTCGCGGAGGCGTCGTACGCGGTAAAGTCGAGCGCCGCCCTCGGGGACTACCTCGAGCGCGTCGAAGAGAAGCGCGCGGCGCTCCGCAAAATCGCCGACATCGACAAGGTCATCCGGGGCGTCGCCCTCGACCACAAGACGTCCCCGCTGTCGGAGCCCGAAGCGAAGAGCGTTCGCCAGTACCGCGACACGGTGCTGCCGGCGCTGCAGTCGATGCCGCGCATCGACAACAAGACGCTCTCGGCGCTCTCGAAGCACTCGCTCCCCGAGGTGCTGTCAACGCTCTCGGCCGCCGGGGTCATCCTCACGACGCCCGAGTTCGTCACGATGTTCGTGAACCAGCTCGCCCCCGGGGTGGAAATCCCGGAGAACATCCTCGACCGCATGACGGCCATGCAGGGGGAGGTGTTCGACCTCTACGCGGCGTATCCGCAGCTGCTCGACCAGATGGTGGACGGCGGCGCGCTGGCGCTCTCGGGGGACAAGGTCCGCCCGGAAATCGGCGAGAAGGCCGAGAAGTACCTCGAGAAGCGGTCGACCATCTCCGACTACCTCTCGCGCACGCTCATCCCCCGCGCGCTCCGCAAGGAAGAGGCGCCGAACACCGACCTCCTCACGCTGACGGACCCTTCGACGGGCGTCGACTACGCCACCAACCGCGGCGCCGCCATCAAGATGCACGACTCCATCGCACGGTCGCAGCTGGCCAAGGTGCTCGGCGGGGCGACGCTCCTGGCGGGCGGCGCGAAGATCGTCTCCGCCGGTCTGCCGGATCCGCTCAAGCCGCTCTCGTGGGGCACCGCGGCGCTCATGGGGAACTCGCTCCTGCGCCCCGACTACGGCCCGCACTACATGACGCACCAGGGGGTCTCCATCCCCGCGGGCACGGAGCTCAAGAAAATCTCGAGCGCGGGTGACCTCGCGTCCGTCGCGCTGCCCGTTCTCGGAACCACCGCGCTCGTCGCGGGGCTCGGCCACGACTACGAGGCGCGGCAGCGCGCCGGCCACGTGATGCACCACCCGGACGCGTCGCTCCCCAGCAAGGCGTTCGACGCGACCAGCAAGTACGTCCACGACAACCCGGCGTCGTCGACGCTGCTCGGCCTCCTGCTGTACGGGATGGGCAAGGGGCAGTTCATGAAGAAGGCCGCGGATACGGTCACGCTGCCGGAAATCGACATCGACGCGCTCGCAGAGAAAATCGGTTGTTTGTTTTTTGAGTAACTCCCCCCTACACTTTTCGAAACGAGGATTTCGCACATGAAACTCCAGACCCTGATTGCGACGCTGAAGAACACGGAAGCCTCCAAGGCCTCGACCAAGACCGCGAGCGAGTCGACGGCTCCCGTGGCCCCGGCGGCGCCCGCTCCGGCGGAGACCAAGCTGGCGGCCACGCTCCGCGAGGCCACCGCCGAGGCGACCAAGACCGCGAGCGAAGCCCCCGCGATGTCGGTCGCCGCCGAGGTGCTGAAGGTCGCGGCGGAGATGGCGGACGCGGAGCAGGAGCTCGCGCTGAAGGAAGCCGCGCTGCTCGGCGCTGCCTTCGCCGACTCGGCGGTTCAGCGCTTCGCGGAGTGGCAGAAGGCGGCCGGCAGCCTCGAGGGCACACCGGTGAAGACCGCGTCGTTCCAGCCCGCGCAGCCCCAGGCCGACGCCGTGTTCACGAAGTTCGCGGCGGAGAACCCGGTGCAGGCGCGCCAGGCGCTCGCGCTCGGCTACGCGCCGACCGAGGCGGGCCTCGAGAAGATGGCCCACGAGTCGTACGTCCAGGGCTACAACGACCAGGTCACCGAGATCTTCAAGGTCGCCCAGGACGAGTTCCTCAAGGGCGCCGCGCAGACCTCGCTCCTGCTCGAGCGCGCGCGCACCCGCTGAACGAGACCTGACCCATGGCACGGCACACCGTCAACACCATCGCTGACTCCCTGCTCGACGCTCTCGAGCAGGCGAAGACCGCCGCGGAGAAGCCCGCGGAGGTGGCCGGCCCGGTCGTGACGACGGAGCTGGGCCGCGAGATGCTCAAGGTCGCCGAGGTGCTCCGCGCCACGGCGCACCAGGACGTCTCGCTCGAAGACCTCGCCGCGTTCCGGAGGCAGCATGGTGTCTGAAGCCGACAACCTCCGCGCGCTGGCCGCTGAGCTCCGCAAGGAAGCCGCTGCGCGCGAGAGCCAGAAGTCGCTGAAAATCGCCAGCCTCCTGCAGGCTGGGCAGGCCCTCGCCGTGCTGAAGGGAAAGCTGAACCATGTCCGCTGAGTTCCTCCTGAAGACCGCCGCGGTGCTCGAAGCCGCCGCGGAAGTGCTCGACGCGCAGGAAGCAAAGACCCGCGAGGCCGTCAAGGTCGCGCGCGATTCCGCGTTCAAGTCTCTGATGACGCAGTACGCCCAGCGCACGGGCGAGGAGCTTCCCGAAGAGGTCGCGAGCAAGCTCGCGGCGTCGGACGAGGCGACCCTCGCGGTGGTGACGCAGGTCCTCACCAAGACCGCGGGCGCCGTCGAAAGTCT